CGTCAAAGGAAGGATATCTTCATTTTCTCGGAAATAATCCAAAAAATCCCCGTCATTAAAAAATGCATTATTATGCTTCATCTCTCTTGCTATAGCTAAAAGGCTATCGCTAGACTTCAGTTTTGAGGCAATATCTTTTGCAAACTCTCTATTTTTTTGTGGCAACTTTTCTCTGTGTGCATATCCCATATTCCACACTTTATTTTCTGAGATCATTTTCTTTACGTCATCTGATCTAGGATACGCTATTAATGCAGCTGCCCCCGGAGATAACCCAAAACCATAGTCACCTTTTTCATTATTTTCTGATCGCAACATATCAAAAAACTCGTTTGACCTTCCCATGTCATCATATGATTTTTGAGCCGATTTCAACTTTTTTAACACTTCCGATTTCTTCCAGGGCAATATTTTTTCATCCATACTTCTATTAGAAATCTGCTTTACAATCTGTTTTTGTTCGGCAAATTCCTTGCCACGCTTTATCCATTTTAAAGCTGCCGTTTCCTCGTTCAACTTCGGATTAGATTCTAAATCTTTATACGCTCGCTCTTTTATATCCAGTAGGGTGTCACCGCTTAGATCTTTATAAATATCCTTACCTTCTTTCTGCAAAGAAGTTGACAGTTTTTCATCTATTTTTTTGTCTAGTTCAGCTTTCGTTGCTTTGCGATACTCTCTAACTTCTCTTTCTGCTGCTGGCATCGCCAATTCGCGAGCCTCTTCCTGTTCTGCCATTTGCATTGCATTTTGTAATGATAAGTTAGGATCGTTTTGCAATAACTCTCCTGTGCGATCCATTTTCTGTTCTTGCGACCAAGGTTTTGCGGGCTCATACTTTTTTGCTAGTGGATTTTCTATTGATTTTTGAGGTGTTGCTGCTACAGCTGCTTCTGCATTAGGATAGTTCGATGGGATCTTCTCATCTGGCGCACCTTCCTCCTGCATTGATCGAGGTCTTCTTGCGCCGTCGCCTTCGGCAGGCTGGTTAAGAAAATTTATATCACGAAGCGCTTGAGATCCAGAAGGCTTTGCAGACGCATCAATTCCTTCGCGTCCTCGCCCTGGCTTATAGACCTGTCGTAATTGCTGTTGTTTCGCCAACTCAGAAAATGACTGGATCATCTGAGGCGTAACCCCCCTGACAGATGCAATCTTTGCCAATTGCTGCATAGGATCAAGATTTTGAGAATTTTCAGAAAAATCCTTCAGTCCGCTTTTCAATTGATATTGCTCAATCTCTTTAGGAATCTGCTCTGCAAGTCCCTGGCCTATGCCAGAGCCAAGTCTACCGAATAGGTTTCCTTGACTAATTTTCTGTGCCATATTAGACGCCTCCATAATATGATGCAGCTGCTTTGGCTGCCGCTGGCAAGACCGAAGGAATTAGTCCTTGTGTCCCCTGCTCTGTCACCATATTTTGACTAAAGTTTTGCAAGCCAGATTGACCTATATTTTGTAAGCCTTGAGCACCTGCTTGTCGTAGATTAGCACGGATTGCTCCTAATCGCTCTGAAAGGTCTGTTGCGCCACTTATCTGCGCATTTCTAAACCCTGAGCTAGACAAACCCCCTGCGCCCATACCAGCAAACTGCTCAGATAGGCCTGGCACTATCTGCTCATTGTATTGGCGCATGGCCGGGGCTGCGAAAGCGTTATAATCGGCGCTGTCATCGCTTAAAAGATTTCTGTAGTAATCAGCCGAATCTCCAAAAGCTCCACCGGCACCTTTTCCTAAGCCCGCATTAATTGCTTGTGAGGCTAAAGGCTCTTGATCTGGTCGTAATGTGGATACATTTTCACGAACTTCAGGCGAACCAAAAAGAAATTTTTTAGCACCTTGCCTAAACTTTTTATTTGCAATCCCACCACTTAAAATTGTCGCTCCTGTTTCAAGCCATCCCATATCAAAGCTCCTGCACGTATTCCCAGATTAAAAAAGCCCTGTCAAACACTCCAGGGGACGTTATATTTACATTCGGCCCATTTATCACAAGTTCCGGTGATACCAAAGTAACCGCTTGCAGCGTAGTCGAATTTGTAGCTTCTACCCACGAGTCAATTGACGTCAGGTTGGCATCAAACACAACGCCGTGAGGGATCGGCGCGTTAACGCCTGCAACTAACGGACCCACGTCTACCACTTTCCGCAAAATTGTTCGGAACTGCTGCGATGTATTTCCTGTATTAGCTCCAGGGATAAAGGCCTTGCCACTAAGAAGCTCTTCATCCAAAAAATATCCTATCTCACGAATGTTGATCGCATTGGCAAGTTTTTTCAGCTGCTCAGCAAGGAACGCCCGACCTTCTTCCCAGGTTACGGGTGCAGTGTCATAGACAGGTACATAGCTTTCTAAAATTTGGCTGTCTTGCGGTTGCATAATACTTCCTTAATTTCCGATTGCCATCCAATAGAAACCAGTGATTGCCCCACCACCAGCTAGTAGTGTCCAATCAAAAGATAGTTTCGATAATGTTGTTGAGTCAATCGTCACAGATATTCCTTGACTAGTGGTCGGGGCAGTTCCAGAATAAAATGGAATAGTTAAAACTTGCCAACAATTATTTGTAAATGATATGTTGCTAGAATTAAAATTTATTGTTCCAGAAGTACTCCCTGTTGTTTTTTTGCCCCATTGTAATATGATTCCTCCAGGAAGATACGTATAGCCATTCGTATGAAGAAATGGATTGAAATTTCGTGTAAGCTGCGAAACAAGTCCAGTATCACTCTGAAAATATAATGCGGATGCTGTACTTATACCGTCATTGATAATAGCTGTAAAAATTTCAGAAACTCCAACAACAGAAGTTGGTTTTGCCACTGGTTGATTGTTTGGAGGATTACTGGATGTTGTTGAAAATGGGACCGAATGAATGGTATTGTGATAGCCTTTCGATGCCGAGGTGTCTGTCAACGGAACATGATCAGTATTATATATCGTATTCAGAGTGGCAAAATTCCCCTGCAAATTCTGGTAATCAATATTCAAAGGCACTGTTCCGGTAGGCACAAGTGGATTGTATACAGGCATTTTTCAACTCCTAAATTTGTTGTATTCTTCCGGCACGACGTAGCCATATTATCTGTGAATCTATCTGAACGCCTTGTTGCTGTTCGATGCCGGCCATTTGTGCATTAGAAAGTGTATACTCTATTGTTAAAAAATTTGCCCGCGTAGCGCAAAAAACTCTTTGCCAAAACTTTGTTCCTCCCACTCCATTTAAAGCGGGTGATGTCGTTGGAATAACAGAATTGAAAAATGTATCAGGAACTTCTATACCATTCCCGTCATTGATTGTGTTGTAAGGTATTTTATTGGATGCCTGTAGATCGTTGTAATCCAGGTACATATTTAAGGAAATTGCTCCTGGATTAGCATCTTCTGTTGCCTGCATGAGTACATCAATATATCCAATTTGGATCGACTGACCTTCATCAAGAAAGTTAAATTTTTTACTTTGTATAATAAAATTCTCTCTAATCTTAATGTATCCACCACCTCGATAAAACCCAGGAAGATTTAATTGATCGGCAGTAAAATCTTGCGTGTCAGGATCGTAAGTAAATATCTCAAAAGTATCGGCACCAGTTACATTTATTCTAAAAACCCCATTATTTAAATTTCCGAAAGTCGTTGCAGGTGCTTCTATACCGCTCAGCTCCACTACAAAACCTGTGCTCATATTATGATTAGGGCTAGTTATTACGGTAGGAGTTCCTGTAATAGGATTTCCTGCAACCCCATTTCCTGTAATATTTGATATGTACAGGCTGACATCGTTTACCGTTAACTCATCAAGCTGCTCAATAAAACCTTGTTGATTACCCCCAACAATGACTGGATCTCCTTGAGGTTGGTCTATCCAAGTAAAATCAGCCTCTATCCAAGGAATTTTTGTATTCAGCCACGTTCGATTTGAAGTCACTTGGTAATTTCCAAGTGTAGTAAGAGAATCATTGAATAATGCCCAGGAATCATTCTCATAGTTATACACCAACCTTTGATTAGGAAATAACTGAGATGCTTCCGATATATAGGGATCATATCCTGAAGCAAGTGGAAATGTCCAATATGCTAGCCGATTTACAAAATCTCTAAGTCCATGAACTCTTTGTACACCATTATTTATAGATTGGAACTCAAAGAC